TAACGTGCAGAGAGTTCATAACATTTACCTAAACGTTTATTAACAGGCTTCTTTACTTCCGAAATTATGTTCTTGAGTTTAATCATGTTCGTCATGCCAAATATCAATGCGTTTACCTTCTGAATTTATAAAGATGTGTGCTCGTTGCCAACCCTCTCCAAATGTCTTTTTTAATTTTCTAGCTTCTGTCGGAGAAACCAACATACTTCCAGAATATTCAAATCCTAATTCCTTCATTATTCGTTCCATGCTTGTGGCATTATAATCTTCCACTCTTATATCCAAATCGTGTTGTGAAGTGCCTTTGTTAGCCACAGAACCAACAACTTTACCACCTATTTTATCTACAATCGGTTGTGCTTCGGTTTTATTCCAAAACCTTGAAAAGACTTCCTTTATTATAGATTTAAGCTTTATGGGCATGTGTATAAATAGAAATAAAAATCCCATCCTTTTAACGGGATGGGACTTTTACTTTGTCCAGTTATTAACTTGTATTTTCGCCTTATGAATTAGGGAAACTTGCACCTGTTGGTAGAATATTGAAGTCTAAGACGATAAATTCTGCTGTCTTAGTTGGCTTCAAATAGATTTGACCATATAGAATGTTCGAATCAATGATGTCCGGCGTGTTATTCGTATCATCCATTTTCACGAAGAATGCGTATAAACCGGCTCTCTGTTGAACAGATTCCAAATATGGATTAACGATACTCAAGAACTTGTTTCTTGTAGCAGCGACGTTTTGTTCGAATACCAAGAAGTTACTCGTTGAGGCGAAGAACTTCTTAATGTTAATTAACAATCTACGAACATTAATACGGTTCAAGGCAGAATCATTGTTCTGTAGGGTCTTCTGTCCCCAAACAACGATACCAGAACTTGGAAACGCTGCGATAGGGTTGACTTTACCTTCATACAATACATCACGTTCTTCGTGAGTTGTTCTATCGGTAACTTGTGTAGCGACAGGAATACCACCACGATTCAAACCGGCTGGCGCGAACCACTCCGCGGCCACTTTATCATTAGCAGCATAAACTGCTGGTAATACGACAGATGGTGGAACAGTTACGATGATGTTATTGAACGTATCAAGGATTTTAACCCAAGGATAGTAAGCACCAGCATAGCTAGTGTCATATTCAGCTGCAAATGATGTAACTTGGCTAATCTGCCCGCTGGCAGGATTACCTGAATCAACATACAAATCAAGAATATAGAAACAGTCTCCACGAGCTTCACACATATCAACAATCAAGTTGGTGATGTATGGGTGAGCTTGGTGAATGATACCCGGAGCCACAATCAAGTTAATGTCAAATTCATCAGCATTTCCAAGAGCACCGATTGCTTGAGCGTAAGCGATTGAGCCAGCCGAATTTACATTCGTACAATCCAATCCTTGAGTGTTGCCCGGTATAATTTCGCCACCAAGATTGATTGGAGTCGTTGGGCTTTGACCATCGAAACCACCTTGGAAACCAAGAACGAATTTTCTCATTTTGACGTAGGTTGGTTCATTAACTGGGTCAAATAGAGTAGGAACAATATTATTACCACTCAAGAATGAGCCAGTACCAACTTTATAAAGTTCATAGTCATCATCCAAAGCGAAGTTAATGTTTCTACCAATGCTGCTGTAAGTTCCACCATTAGAGTTAAATGAAGGAATAGGAGCAAGATATTGAACATTGTCTTCAGCAGCACCCACACCAGTAGCCGTCTGTGGATATAAACCGAACAATTCAGTGTCAGCACCTGTTGGAGCATCATCGAAGGTCATACCAGATGGGTATTTGCCCGGAGCCAAACCATATACAGATGCTTTGGTGTATTTCATTGTAGGAGTCCAAGCACCCATAGTTCCGTTAGTTGGAACGGTGAAGGCTTCGAATCCGTATGGAATTGCCGAAACAGGGTAGTTATTCGTGGTCATTTCTACACGAATGTTTGCGCTGTTGTTCTTATAAGTTCCGAATTCAACAATCTTACCATTAAAGTTAATGAAGTTGTATCTATCACCAATTCTTCGTGCAATAAAGTTAGCAGAAGCTGGGTCGAGATTTAAATTGTTATATTGTTCAACAACTACAGGACGTTTATCAGTATCACTGAAATGACGAAGTGTCAAGGTGAATGAGCCATAGGTTGTACCTGCAACTGTGCCGGCCAACTTAACGTTACTTATTTCAACTTTGAATTGATTGTTCGTGTAGTTACCATCACCGATAGTATGAATTTTGAATAATTCAAAACGATGAGGGGTTGAAGAACCACTCTGCCAAGGAGCCACTTTCTGTGAAAGAATCCAAGGAGTAGTTGCGTTAGTGATTGAGAATGCGCTATCACCGTTTGCCAAATTTCTTGAGAAGGCGTCAGTGAAGTTCATTGGTTCACCACCGAACTGTCCATTTGGAATAGCAGAACCGAATACAGCCCATTGGGTTCTGTTTTCGACGATTTCTGCAATCGCGTCTTGATAAATTTTATACAAATAAGCAGCTTCAATCTTCTGACCGGCCACCTGTTTGTCAGGGTCACCGGCTGTTGGGTCATTACCAAATACATTAGTAATGTAGCTTGTGCTATCACCATTTAATGAGAATTGATATACACCGTAAGGAGTTGTGGCATTGCTATTTACCAATGTCAAACTGAAATCGGTAGGAATGTTATTAACTCCCGTTGGTGGGATTGGATTTGTATAGGCTAATGTCGAACCATTAAAGCCCGGAGTAGTCAAGTCTTTGATACCACCAGCTTGTGTATCAGCCAACATGGCTAGTAATCGTATATCAGCACCAGACTGTGATACCCATGCACCATTTGGTAGAACACAAGGGTCGAAGGAAGCAGAACCGTTAGAAACGAATCCAGTATAGTTACCGAATGCGCCTGTAACGACACCACTTAATTCAATGAGTGGGAAACCACAAGTTCCCAAGTTGACGCTTAATGAAGCGCTTACGAGGGCAACAGTTGTGAATGGAGCAGTTCCACCCAGAAATTGGATTGGAATTGGGCCAGTGATTGATGCTGAAAAAGTACCTGCGGCGATTGAGGCCGAGAATTGTGATTGGGAAACATTCGTCAAAGCTGTGATAGTCTGAGCGACACCCAAAGTGATAGTTTGACCCGCGTATAGCAATGAACCGCTGTTTGCATTAGGATTCAAAGAAACATCATCGGCAGCGCCACTCACGAACTTGATAGTTACAGAAGCGGAACTAATGCTGATGCTCTTTGTTACGAAGCTGATACTTTCACTAAATTGATTTTGAGCGCTACCGGAGAAAAACACGAATGAGTTGTTACCATCCAAAGCACCAAACGATGCTGTTCTTGCGTAAGTTCCCTTTACTGCCCAAATCCCGAATGGGAATTTTTGTTGATAGCCAGTAAGACCACCAACACGAGTTACCGTAACGATACCTCTTTCTTGAAGGTATTGTGTCGCGGTGTATGGGCCGTAATATGTTCCGTCGGGCGTTCCGAAGCTATTTTGTAGCGAGCTTACATCAGTAAACAAGGTTGGGGCGAACGCTGGGCCCTTTGCGAATGGAGCGACAACTACGCCACCAATATCAGCTACACCAGCGGCTACGCCGGATAGGTCGTTTTCTCTTGTGAAAACACCCGGACTTACTATACGATTGTCTGGACTAAATGTTCCACCTTCTTGAATAGGCATATCAAAATTCCTTAATTTTTACAAGTTACACTCAAATTCGTCTAAACAAATTAGACTAAATATAAATAGGTATGGTTTTTTCAAAAATATAATTTTTTCCATACTTGACACGGTTTGATACGCCATTCAGAGAATGGGTTACGACTTAGTGTCAGAAATGAAGATTCCCTCTTTCAAATCAAGAGAACCCTGTCCATATTTAGCTAAAAGTTTGTCCACCAGTTCGTTTTCACGCTTTTGGATTTCATTCCAATCATCCTTTAACTTGGATTCTTGGTCTATAACGAACTTTGTAGCATTTTCTGCTTGTATCTTTTGGAGATACAATTGTCCGAGTTGATAGATTTTGTTCTGAAATGCTTCTTGAACACCACGAACTTCCGCTACTTCCTCGACCGACATTTTTACATTTTCACTCATAATAACCTATTATTTTAAAACTCAAAGACTCTACGTCTTATATTTGTAACAACATTCGATGCACCTTCATCAATGTCTTCATCAGGCGTCTGATATTGCCAAATATCAAACTCCCCATCTGTACCTATGTTGACGACAGGCGTTTGATACTGCCAAACCTGAAATTCATTAATATTTTGTGTAGCCACATTAACTTCCTACAATATGGTCAAAATACGCGGGCTGAGACACTAAAACGCCCTCAAGATTCATAACTCCATGATTGTTGTTATGTAACTCGACCCAAACAACATCTGAGCCTGAGGCAGTAAATGTTATGGGGCCTATATTGACCCAACCATTACCATTGGGTGCGCTAGCCGATATATCATTAAATATTTGGATGTTAGCATTTTTTCTAACAATCATACTTGGTCTATAAGACCCTGTGGAGTTTTGTTTAGCAGAAACGGAAATACTTCGGCTTCCATTTTTAACCACCCATCTAAATCTCCACATGCCGCCCGGATAATCAAGTCTCAAAGCCGGTGCTGTAGGAGTTCCGTCACTATTTTCTCTATTTACACCGACCTGCATGTGTCTTCCGAAACTTCCCCCGCCGTCAATAGTTGTGGGAGCACCAAAAGCTAAACCCTGTAAAAATCCAAGACTTCTTGGTTCGCCATCATTATCTCTAACCATTTTAATACCAGCGATGGAACCGGAAATTAATTGTTTGTTTTCAAAAGAAAAAGCAAAAGGTGTAAGTGAGCCGGATTGTAGTTGTTGTCTATCTTCATAAAAAGAATAGGACAAAGCCATTTTACCAGCCAAATCTCCACGAACCATTGAACCACTTGCAGGCATATTAATTAGTTAAAAGTGTATTACTTATTTCTACAATTATAACACCAGTGTTAGGAGTGCTCTTAATTACTTGAAAAGTTTTTCCTGCGAAATCCAGACCACCGGTATAAGTTGTACCATCATTAAAATTTGAAGTATTATGTAAAGGTTGATAAATTCCTCTTAAATATCCTCTAACAACAGAAGTACCATTCTCACAAACCCAAATCGGACTTATATA